ATATTAGAACCACCAGTGGAAGTGCTCGAATAGGTGAGATCGATGGAACCGTCAGACGCAATGTCAAGGCTTGTGGTGTAAGCACCAGTTGTTGCGTTTTTATCAACAACCTCAAAGCCACCTTCAGAGCGGACTGGGCCGGTAAAAGTTGTATTAGCCATATTTTCATACCTCATGCACAAGGGTTTAGCCGTTCAGTCTGTGCATCGTCAGGAGGGCCAACCTGTCTGCACGGCTATGAAAGAGCCCTGTCAAAACAATACATGAGGACGGCACAAAAAGAAAGGGCCACCGAAGTGGCCCTCTCCAACTGTAACTCTTCACAAGGATAATTCGGTAAGCAGCCGAATTATGCGCCGGGCGAGCCGTAGATGCCGAGAGGATCGGACACACCGAAGCTGTAACGCTCACGCGCTTTATAGCGCACGTTACCGGTATCGAAATCCCCGTCCATCGATGTGCTCATGGGTGTCCGCACGAAGTGCTTCATGCCGTTTGGAACATCGGTGGTGATGAAGAATGCATCTGCGTCAGTCAAGTAGTGGTTGACGCGGAAGCCTTCAGGGATCGAACCGTTGTTGCGCAGCGCGTTGATGTCGTTATCGGCAGTGCCGGTGCGCAACTCAGTCTGAAGCAGACGGGTTGCAACGAACATCAATGCAGGCGGAACAATCAGCTTGCGAGGACGGGCCGCGATCAACAGGCCGCGCTCATCAGTGAACGCTGCGATGTCGATAACTGCCTGCTCAAGCGAGGTTTCGTTCAAGTCCGCATCAACCGAAGGACGGTTGCGGTTCGTGGTGCCTTCCACAGTTGGGTGAGAAGCGTTGAACAGAGTGACGTTGTCACCGGAGTTGAAGGTTGTGAAACCGTTGTTGAGCAAGGATGCTGCTTTAACCTGCTTCGTGTAAGCCATCGCGCGAGCAAGCGCTTTGGTGTAACGAGCGGAGAGCGAGTCATACAGGTTGTCTTCCATCGCCTCTTCGGTGATGGAGAAGCCCATAGCCACGGTCTCGTGGTTATAGCGAGCAGTGAACGCCTCTTGTGCGTTGTCGTAAGAGATCGCCGCACCTTCCGATTTTACTGGCGCTGCGCCAAAACCGGAAAGTTTTACCTCTTCCTCAAAACTACGTTCTGAGGTTTCGGTTTCGTAAATCTCAGCATGCTCGTTCTCGTAAGTTGCATACTCCTGACCGAACAAAGCGTTCAGGCCGGGAAGTAGTTCTTTGAGAATCTGGGAACGTGAAATTGTCATGTCATATCCTCCTTATACACCGAGCGAGTTGGTGTAAGAGTGGACACCCACGTTCAGCTTAACGATGAACTCTGGATAGTCATCGGACTCAGTGCCCTTGACTGTGTCAACAATACGAACCGCGAGCGTTGAGGTTGCTGCAAGGCTGCCACCGTTGGTGCCAACAGTCATCAAGATACCGGACTTACCGGTAGAAGACGATGCAGTTGCAAAGGTGAGCGATGCGTTTTTGCCGATTGCGCCCGGCCAGCCGGAACCATCGGTGCCGCTGTTGAAAGTGCCGAGTGCTGCAGATCCTTTGATCTGGAACAGTGCATCTGGATCATCCATCACGCGGACGAAGATTTCAGTTGCGCCGCCAGTTGCAAGGTTTGCTGGCATGTAGTTGTTGTAAGTAGGCTGGCCGTTGCTATCGACATAACGAGAACCAACGCAAACACCAACGATACCTGCAGTTGCGTCTGCAGAAGTCGAAGGAATCTTAATAGCAGTTGGAGTCGAGGTCGCAGCGGAAGGCTGGCCCGAAGACGAAAGAACAACAAGATCACCGTTGTAAATTGCAGCAGAGTTGTTGGCTGCAACTTTGAATTCACGAATGACCCCGCCGTTGAAAGGCTGACCACCGATAAGGTTTACCGGCTGAAGCCCATAGGGAGTGGCTGTAGATGCCATAACACTTCTCCTATAAGAACAGGGTTAAGGCAAATGATTCATTCACTTGCCAAACGAAGTGCGCGTGTTTCGCTCAGGCCGGAGCACTGGCATACGCGGATCGGACTGACGCAAGTAGCTGTTATCAACTGCTTCCATCTGCTTGTTTGACGCTTCGAGCAATTGCTCTGTGCGGTCATCAGCAATGTCCTTGTCAATTGCGCAGAGCATGAGACCACCAACCTCAATATTATCTGGAAAGCGCGAATCCAGATCCGGCAACAGTTGCATCTCAGGATGATCTGCTGCTTTCACGGGCACATAGCCCTCACGGAATCGTGCCGAAACATTCGGGTTGTCGTTCTGCCCTAGCAGGGAGGTGCGAATCCATCGGTAATGCAGGCCGTCTTTCGGCTCTGGGGTCGGGAGAGCGGATGGCCGCTGCCACGTTTTCTTACGTTCAGTCTTTTCGCGAGTCTGAAGTTCGCGTGGGGTGCGATCAGCCATGTTGCTGCTCCTTTAAAAGTTGCGCCGCGTATGCTTCGGGCGTGATGCCAAGTCGTTTTGCCAGAGCCACTTGGGTCTGGGTCAACTTAACTTTTTTCGGGTTTTTCGAACTACGAGTAGCTGGGGCAACCACGTTGGCCTTTTTCTTTGGTGCAACTTCAAACTCTTCCGAGTCGTCAGTCGAGAACTTGTCCGCAAAGCGCTGACGCACTTGCCGGTTGATCTCAGAATAATATTTTTCTGAGTTCGGATCAACGCCGTTATAGACTAATTCCTCATGCACACCCAACGCAAAGGCCGTCATCTGACGATCTTTGCCATACCAGTCGTTTTCAGAGAGCCACTCTTTCTGGCGCTCATCAAGCTGAGGCACCTGTGGCTGCTGCTGATACTGGGTCTGTTGAGGTTGCTGCGGCTGTTGTGCTGGCCGGGGCTTATAGCCCTTCAGGCGATACATATCATTGTTGAGAGAGGTCAGTTTTTCTTGTGCCTCAATCATCTTGTCTGTATCACCAAGCTCATATGCGTCCTTATAGGCCGCTTTTGCTTGCGTCAGTTGCGCCTCAAGGCGCGCTTTTGCCTGCTCAACAAGGGTTCCCTCGTTTTGCTGCAATTGCTGACGGAGCTTTTCGTTTTCAGACTGGAAAGTCTGGGTCACACGCAGGAGTTCTTCCCGCTCACGAGCCAGTGCCTGACGTTGACGCTCTGCTTCTTTTGCTTCGAAGCTGAGTTTCTTCATCCGTTTCTGAACACGTTCACTGTATGACTCAATTTCGTCATCTTCCGGGATGTCTGGCCCGTCATAGTCTTTGACGCGGGGCTTGTCGTCCTCCGAAACGTCATCAACTACCTCGATTTCGAAGTCATCAGAAGAATCCTCAGTAACTTTACGTTCTTCGTTGAGGTCTTCTTTTAGTTCCTGCTCGATATTTTCTGCTGCATTACTCATCGTTATGCCCTCTTATACCCGCGCGGATCCTCAACCACTGCTTCAACAGTGTCATCGTTGATAAGGCGGAACTCCTTATCCATGATTTTGAAGCGAGTGCCTGAATATGAGCGGAAAATTACAAAATCCCCCTCCTTGCAATACGGCCCGTGTGGGAATTTGTCTGGGTCGCTGTAGGCATCTGGGCCTGCGTCCAGCACATATCCGATAATTGAGGCAGTTTGCTCTGCATCTTTCAAAGTATCCGGCAGGTAAACCCCGCCGTCAGTCTTCTGAGATACATCCAAGGTGGCGATGAGAAGTTTATAGCCCTGCGGCTTGGGAAGTTTCTTACGAACTTCTTCCGGCATGTCCTGCTTCGTATACATTTCCAGCCTCTGCAGTGATTTGGGTTCACCGTTACCCTGCGCCCTCATGGCGTGAAGCTAGAATCGCAGAACTAATTCTAACTTTCAATATATCTTTTCTGAATTTCAGACATATCTGTTAGAACTAATTCTAATGCATCGAATTTACCGGTGGCGCGGCTGTATTCTTCCATAGTTTTACAGCCACCACTGACAATGTATTCGGAGAGAGAGGACTTATATTCCTCAATTCTCCTCTTGAGTGCCTCTATCGGATCCATCTCTTATCCCCTTCATGATATCTTCAGCGACTTTCAGGCCGATCTCCGTGCCTTTTATGCGCTCTTTCGACTGACGCTGGTCAAGCTGCGTGGCAAGACGCGCGCCAACCTGTGCTGCTGTGCGCTGGTTCTCTGCTTCCACGCGATCCTCTTGAACCTGCAGGTTTCCTGCAGTGCGGAGGCGCTCAATCTCCAGCTTCTCCATGTCAACAAGAGCCTCATGGCGGGCCTCAGCTTCTTTGAGCGCAACTTCACGCTCTTTAAGCTCAAGCTCTTTGCGCTGAATCTGAGTAAGCGGATCTTTCTCAGCCTGCTGCTGAGCCAGCATCGCTGCCTCTGCCTGATCCTTACGCAACAGCTTGTCGGCTGCTTCTGCCGCCAGACGGGAAACTTCGCGCTCCACATCTTCTGGAAGCTGTGCCTCTGGGTCTGGCATTTCCACGCCCAACTGCTTCTGGATCTCCACACGATACTGCATCGCAATGTGCTCTGTAACGTGAGAGGCCATAGCGGACTGGATAGCCGCAGCAAACGGAGACTGCCCAACGATCTGCTGGATCTTTGGATCTTGTGCCGCTGCCATATGAACGCGGATGTGCGCTTCGTGATCTTGATACATGAACGCCTTTACAGGCTCCTGCTTCATGATTGCCATATTCTCGCTGACAGGATCCATCGGCTTGATGTCTTCTGGCAACTTCACGATTTCGTCAGCGTCCTTAATGTTCAGGACTTCCAGCATTTCGCGATGGAGCTTGCCCATGTTGTAAAGCTGCGGAGCCTGCTGCGCCAACTGAAGAGCAGTCTGATACTGCACCACACGCTGCGCCATCGTGGCTGCATTCGGATCAGAAACCGGAATAACATCAACGCGACCATCGAAGTCCTCAACTCTGTTGAACTGCCCTTCGCGATCATAGTCATACTCTGGCCCCATATAGTCACCGATCACACGCGCAATCAGGCGGAGCTCCTGCTTGAGAGCCGCATGCATACGGGCTTGAACGCCAGACATAACCTTCAGTGTGCGCTCCATCAAAGCCAGCGTTGTGCCGACAGGAGCATTTGGATTCATACTGCCAACCTGAACATCGGCAATCGAACCGATACGGCGGGCTTCTTCAACCACATTGCCCAACAACTGATACAAAGTGCCTGACGGCTCTTTGTATGGCAGCGGGATCAAAGCATCACGAATCGAACCACCCGGCACATCCACATCACGGAACTCGCCCGGCATCAGCGGGGTGTTGTCTCCAGTGATCCGCATGCCCTTGGCCTTAAAACCTGCAGGCAAGTTGGACAGAGTGCCGGCATCAATCAACTGACGAAGAATTGAAGTCGCGGTCTTTGCCAGACCACCGATCAAGTGAATCAAACCAAGGCCATAGAAGCCAAGTCCGGGAAGATACTTGTAATGCACAAAGTGCATTAGCTTCTTTTTCTTGGGATCATCTTCATCCCAGTTGCGGCGGATCGCAAGGATGGTGCGCGAAGATTTATCGAGCGTGACAACATACGGACGAGCAATGCCGTCTGGATCATCCAGATCTTCTGGCATGTTCATTGTGACATGCATCTCAAGAATTGTGTGACGATCATCATCGTCCAACACTTCCTCTTCGCCCATCATCTCATTGTATTTTTCCTGAATGTCAGTGATTTCAGGAGACGGGGCAGGAAGTTCAACTTCGCGATAGAAGCCGGAGATCTGCAACTCAATGATTTCATTTGCAGTCTTCTTCATCACATGGGTGTAACGATCACAGCGGCGCAGGTCTGTTGCGCCGTATCCAACAACCATGTCTTCCGCAGGAACGAACATCGCACATGGACGCTCGTAAATCGGATCATAGTAAACCTTCTTGAACCCCGAACCAGCGAGTGCCGTGCGGAACAATAGCTGTTCCATCTCATCGCGGTATTCGGTCATCTCTTCGGTGATCTGGTAATTCAGTTCAGTTTCAACGCGAACTGCCTGATCCTGAAGCTCTGGTGTTTCCTTGCCCATGATCTTGGTGCGGGCCGGGCCGCCGGCAGGGCAAAGTTCGCCCATAGCCTGTGCCTGAAATCGAACAACCGATTCAGTCAAGACAGGGTGGAACACACCGGCTGCGCCTTCCCAAGGGATGGAGCGCTCTTCAACCTTCATCCCCAGAAGGTCTAAGCCTTTCACATAGGCGCGGGCCCAGTCTTCGCGAGAAGTGCGATCATTGTTAAAATCGCTAACCAACTCAGCAGCCATCTCATCCAGAATGTTATCATCGATAAATTCTGCGAGGTTGGCATTGTGATCTGGGCCAAGGATTTCGTCTGTGATCTCGCCACTGAAATCAATGATGACACCGCCGTCCTCATCCTCTTGGATGGCAACAGCATCAGGATTGATGATATCGATCTCAATATCTTCAACTTCCATCTCATCATCATCTTCGGGCAGGTCGAGCGGCCCCATCACTTTTTCAATTGCCATAGCCTATGTCCTCTTTGGGCTTAACAAGTAATACCCTATTTTACCCCTTCGCGGCAACAGTAGTCAGTGGAACCATGTGACAATCGAAAACCGCTCACCCTTTGTGATCTCAGTAACTTCATGCGGGAACATAAAGTTTGATGGAAACACAACTGCGTCACCAACGCCAAGAGATACGTCAAACTCTCCACGCAAAAATCTAAACAAACCACCCTCATATCCAGAATTAAGATTAAGAGTGCATGTCAAGACACGGGCCATCCCAGATGAATCATCGGCATGTTCCTTAAAGTAGTATCCCTCAGAATAGTGGAGAAACTGATAACCCTCATCAGAGTTAATATGAGGAACGTGTGAAATGTTTCGCTTTTCCGTTAATGTGTTTAAGTAAATATTCTTTGCATTTCCCATGATCGCAAAAATATCACGATCTGCTTTTACAAATTTTCCACCAGAAGAAGTTACTTGAGGGCTTGAAATCCAGACTTGCTTTACCTTTCTGAAGTCAAGATTCATCCCAGAAGTTGTTGATGCCCACTCAGACGCATCATGGTTTTTATACAAATCAATAATTTCATTGCACTTTTCTTGAGGGACAAGACCCCTTATAACAACAATATAATCGCTAAGACGGTGATTAAATTCGCCGTTTGCCATGATATTCCCCTTCAGTAATATTCAACAGGCCGTCTATAGGACGGTTCATCATCCCACTCATCCATCGTTGTGCGAAGCCATCCGCCCTGACGGAATCGAATAAGTGCCTGCGTAACCGAGTCAACATAGTCATCATGCTCGCCTGCAGGAAACGAAGCACATTCCTCGATAACCTCTTCCGCCCACCGAGTTGGTGGTGCCCAAATAATACCGCTTGCGAATAGATCTGTCACGGCATTTGCGCGGGCAATCTTGTCGTTGCCGCGAACAGGTGTAAATTCAGTTACCGGTATGCCCATCATCCGAAGTTCTGCAATGAGCGGAGCACCCGATGCCTTTTTTTCCACAACAAGTTGATCCGGCTCGTAGTCCCAGTATTTCTGATGCGCGATCCGCTTCAGTTCCGGAAATTCCATCTTGTCCTTGAACGCATCCAGAAGGATCAGATTCGGAACCATCACCCCCTCTTCGTTCTCCTGATGGAAGATCCCCCATGTTGTGCAGGCGCTGTAGTCGCTCCGTTGCGTTTTTAAGAATGCCGTATCCCATGACTGGATAATTCCTTCGACTGCTGGCGGTTTGTCATGCGGCCACTCGTTCCACCACTCCCGCTTGATAAGTGCCCCCTCCTCAGATGTGGGGTCTTGCATATACTGGGCATTCCACTTGCCCACGGGAATTTCTGATTTGATCGCGGTGAGTTCTTCAATGCTCCAGAACTCAGGCCAAAGCGGATTACCAGACGGCATGATCGCCGGAAACTCAATGACTTCCCACTCATCAGACCCAGCGCGCTCAGCACTCTTCTTCAGGATCTGTCCTGTCAGGTCACGCTTTGACCAACGGGTCATAACGATGATAATTGCACCACCCGGTTGCAAACGCTGACGAGGGCCGGATGTATACCACTCATAGACCTTGTCATAGACTTCAGGATTGAACTCGCCCATCTGGGCTTC